GTTACAATGGTGCGATAAATGATCCGTGGGCACCGCCCTACGGAAATCCAATTGACCCGCTCCCCGTGCTCCGAGCACACGGCGTCATTATCTAGTTAGGACGCCACACGTCATGGGAAACAAAGTAAAGCTAGCGTATTACAATTTCGACAAAATATTCTCCTTTAACGCCTACTTCAATTTTCTTATTGGTGCCCGTGGCTTGGGTAAAACGTACGGCGCTAAACACAAGGTCATTAGCAAGGCCATTAAGAGCGGGGACCAGTTCATTTATTTGCGGCGCTACAAAGATGAACTGAAAATCAGCAAAGACGCATTCTTCGCTGACATTTGGGAAGCATTTCCAGAGTGGGACTTTCGCATTAACGGCTACACGGCGGAAATGGCCCCCGCCGAAACACGCGACAACAAAGGCAGAGAATGGCGAGTCATCGGATTTTTTGTTCCACTCTCAACAGCGCAGTCGCGTAAAGGCGTCTCATACCATAGCGTCAAGACAATTATTTTTGATGAATTCATCATCGAAAAGGGCGCTACGCATTACCTTCCAAAAGAGGATGTTGCGTTCATGAACTTTTACTCAACCGTTGACCGGTGGAAAGACAAAACACGGGTTTTCTTCCTGGCAAACGCCGCCGACATGATGAACCCCTATTTCCTCGCGTACGACATAAAGCCCGATCAATCGGGGGAATTCGTGAGGAAACGAATCGACCCCGACACAGGAATTCCCTTTATCCTCTGCCACTTCGCGGATTCGGCGGAATTCTCCACGGGTGTGTACGAAACAGCGTTCGGTAAATTCATCGCGGGGAGTGAGTACGCCGATTACGCGGTAGGCTCTGAATTCGCAGACAACCATGACCACCTGTTGCAATTCAAAACAGCCGCCGCCAAATACGTGTACACCGTGGAGACGAAACACGGCATGTTTAGTGTGTGGCTTGACGGAATCGAACGCAAATTCTATATTCAAGAGCGACGGCCGAAACAGGAAATCGTCTTTACCATGTTGGCCGACAAAATGGCTGAAGGAAAAATTCTGGTACGCTACAATGACAAAATGATACAAACGCTTCGCACAGCATTCAACAACGCGAACACGCTTTTCGACAACGCAAAAACCCGCAACGCATTCGCGGAAATCTTTAAACGCTAACACAACCAAGGGGACACAATTGAATATCACCGACCCAAAGATTCGCCGGTACATCTACGCGACAATCCTGGGAGCTATCCCGCTCTTGCTCGCCTACGGGCTCATCGGGGGAGAGCAGGTGCAGGCGTGGACGAATTTTGCCGCCGCGCTCCTGGGAATCCCCGCCGCAGGGCTGGCACTCCCCAACACCCCTGACGGGCGGCACGAAGCATGAGCAGCGCCCCTGTTGAGACGCAGCCCGTCGTAGCTACCAACATCGACGTTGCCGTCGCCGTCCTGACTGAAAAGGTGACACAGGTGATTGGAGACCATGAGCGCCGAATCACCAACCTGGAACAACGGCAGAATGGCAGCGGAACACGGGCCGCGTCCTACGTTGCCCCGTTTATCGCCGGATTCGCCGTACTCATCGCACTGGCCGATAAAGTCCGGTGGAACTAATGGGCTACATGGACCCGTTTCCGAAAGGAACGGAAATCTCCCAGGAGTTCGGAGAGAACGCCACACAGTACAATCTCTCCGGTGCCCACACGGGCCGCGACTACCGCGTTCCCGTGGGGACGCCGATTCGTGCGGCGGGTGACGGCGTTATCGACGCCGCCCGCACCTTCCCGAACTACAGCAACGAATGGATTACCGGCCCCATGGGCGGGAAAACCCTCATTCTCAACTGTGGGGATAATGAGCCAACATTCGAATACGCGCACCTGTCAGAATTCCTTGTCAAAGAAGGCGACAGGGTGCGTAAAGGGCAGATCATTGGGCTATCCGGTGAATCAGGGGCCGCTACCGGACCTCACTGTCACGTTGAATGGTTGCCGCCGCGTTGGGACATTGAGAACGGCACCTATGGGCGCATCATGCCCCGCTTCACGGAATACTATTCACACATTCCCATAACCCCACAATCATCTCCCGTAGGAAAGAGTAAGTTCATGGCTGAAACCGATTTCATCAACAAAGAGCAGGCCGAAGACATTGCACAGCGTGCCGCTGCACTCGTGCTGGCAGGCATCAAAGACACCCTCAACGGCGTGCTTGTCACCAACAAACAGCAGGCCGAAGACATTGCACAGCGCGCCGCCGCACTCGTGAAAGGCGCAAAATAATGGCAATTGTTAAAGTCAAATTCACAAGACCCGCGGCTAACGGCATCTACCCGCCCGTTGGCGGAACTATCGAATGCGCACCAACACGGGCGCGCACCATTAAGGGCACCCCCGACATTTACGTCGTTCCCGCGCCGTTCACTGTTACCGTGCCCAGTACCGGTGTAATCGACATTCCCCTGGAAAAAACGAGTTCTAACTGGTTCTGGAAACTGACTGTCACACTCCCCGGCGTCGCCTCATGGACCGAATACGTTGTCGTTCCGTCCCTCACGTATGTTGACTACGCCGAGCTTGAACGCATCGACCCAGAAACCCTGGAACCAACCGACATTCACGACCCTGCATGGTGGGGGATTGTGAACACCCTCCTGGCCAACGGCACCGCCGGACAAAAAGGCGACAAAGGCGACAAAGGCGACAAAGGCGACAAAGGCGACAAAGGCGACAGAGGCGACACATGGTGTGTCAACGTCAAAGACTACGGCGCGGCAGGGAACGGCGTAACCGACGACACCGCAGCAATCAACGCCGCCATATCGGCGGCGGACGGTAAACCTGTTGTGTTCCCGCGCGCCGTCTACGCAATCGCCGGAACCATCACCAACGCGGGAAAAAACGCACACCTGATCGGCAACGAATCAACCCTGCTCAACACGACACATTCTACCCTGATTGACTTCACCGGAACGTGGGGGACCGTCTACCCCGTCAGCGCCAGCGTTCCCGGAACCGTCACCAACAACGGGCAGGTACGCAACGCGGTCATTCTCACAGTCACAGGAACAATCCCCTACGGCGTGGGAGACGTGGTGAAGGTCTACTCGGATGATATTATTCCTGGTGCGCGGCCGGGAGATGGAACGCTGGAATCACGGACCGGGCAGTTCGCTACGGTCTACAAAACCGAACCCGGAACACTCACACTGTTGGTTAAAGAATTCATCGATCCTCTTACCACCAACATCCGTGTATCAGCGCTAAATAATGTCACCGCCACAATTGACGGTTTCATTGTCGACACCTCTCCCGCACTCATGGTTGATGGACTCAAAAACAACACCATCGTCTATAAAGACCTCAGACGCCCCGAACTCCGCAACACCCTCATCAAAAACACCCCGGCACAAGCCGTACAAATCACCGCATACGGCTACACCGTGGACAACGTCGAAATACGCAACAGCGTAGACAACTCCGCAAACGCCCAATACGGATACGGAATTCTCGACAACAGCGGCGCATACGGCACCATCAATAATTTGCGCGCCACCTTTGTGCGCCACGCCTACTCAGACGATTCCCCGCGTATTGCCGTCAACTCTGCCCCGTCCTACTACGGGCGTAGCTACGGAAATAAAATCGTCAACGGAACATCATTCGGCGCATCAGATACCGCATGGGATACCCACGCCGCATCACAGGGGAACAGCTTCATCAATTGTGAAGCTCACGGATCAGGCGGTCCCGGATTCGGACTACGCGGACGCAAACACACCATCACCGGCGGCAAAATTGGTGTGGGACGCGATTGGGGCATCTACGCATTCTCAGAATCCGGGACAAACACCGACTCCTGGGGACACACCATAGAAAACGTGGACATAGAAGCCACGATACAACCAATCGTATTCGCGCTCGCCAAAGGCACCAACACCCGCGAAACCCGCAAAAGCTACCTCAACAACGTACGCATCAAAACCCCTGCCGACCTGGCACTGTGGTTTGTCAACGCATCAGTAACCATCGGAAATGCCACCCTCGACAACGTCCAAATGACCGCCAGCAACGCCAGCACCATCAAGCTCGACAACTCAGCAGTCACCATCAAAACACTCGACATCGACTACAAACCAGGACTCACCAACAACAACCCCACCGGCATCACACTAACCAACGCATCAAACCTCAAAATCAACCACGCCGACCTGGCTCTCAACGGCACCACCAACGGCACCCGATTTGCAAACTACATCGTCAGCGATTCCACCAGCATCTACCGCATCACCAAAGCGCTGTTCTTCTCCAACCCCTCCGCCGTAGCCGACTTCACAACAACCCACGCAGACAGCTACATCGACTACACAGCCCCCGCCGGAAACGGACTCGGCATCTCAGCAAGCTACATCACATGGTCAAGCGGTTCACCATCCAACCCGCAACATGCGCTATCACGATCACTTGCCCCACATATCACCTATGCCGGAAACATCAGCAGCGCCTACACGCTCACATCACTGCGCTCAGGACGCTACCAAGGACAACGACTCACCATCCTCAACACCGGAACGGCTGTACTCACCATCAACAACGTGGCATCCATTGCCACCAACACAGGAGCGGCAATCACCGTGAACGCCACAGCATCCGCGCAATTCGCGTGGATAGGCACAGCCTGGACACAGCTATAGGCTAATGTGCATACAGTGCCCGTCATGCCTCACCGCATGGCGGGCATTGTTGCGCCACCACACCCCACTGCACACCAGTGCGCTGTTGTCAAGGGCTGCACCACATACGTTACCCAATCGTTGCCGGGCATACCCCACGGCACCACACCACGCGGGGCAGTATACCACACTGCGGGATGGTTGTCTACTGTGGAACCCTACAAGGTATTGGGGAAATGGTTGTAATCCAAAGTGCGT